ACGGGCAATTTCACCAGCCCGTCAGGTAGTCCGCTGTAAAGGTCATAGTCTGCGATCATTGCGCCCAGCGTCAGGCGTTCGGGTTGCTTTATCTGTGCCATGTCTGGTGTGATAATTTGCGAGTAGTTGTACTTTGCGTATAGTATCTAATCCCGGACAAAAGATGATTAAATCCTTTATTTGGGATACCCGCTTTTTTATCGTTCCAAGAGTGATTGCGCAACTCTTTAACCAGGTTGATACTTTCCTTGTCCGTGATAATATCGTAGTCCTGAACCAGCCGTATGCCCTCTATAACGCTTCCTTCTGCCTTCACTACACCTTTGATGTTTAAGCCTGAATGACGTAGTTCTGAAATCATACGTGGATCAGCTGAATCAGCAATAATTAGATCATGTGATTTTGCATATAATTTAACTGCCTGTTTCAAATCCGATATTTGAAGTCCATTTAAATAAAAGCATTCCTTTGCATAAATCTTACGGTTCTTTTCATCTATGGCAATCTTAACCATAGCATCAGGATCAGGATGAAAGCCAAAATCCAAACCAAAACCAAAAGGAAGCGAGTTATCAAAATCACCGTATGACCAATTAGGATAAATCACTCCTTCCAGCATTCCAATCCGACCCTCAAGATATACTCTTTTGTAATTAGGGTCTCTGTCAGCACGCAAGAGAATATCCTTCTTTATTTCCTCACTTATGAATGGATTATTATACAGAGTTGAGTGAATAACTGTTATGTCATCCTTATACTGCGGATTGTTAATATACTGTTCATAAACCCAAAACTCGCTTACTGGATTCCAGTCCGCATAAATCCGTTTTCTGGTTCTTTGAGATAGATGAAAGAAAGTGTCATAATCAATATATTGCAGTTCGTTTACGAATAGGTAATCTCTTTCAGGCCCATGCACCCTGCCGGGAGTATCAACAGAGAAAAATTCAATCAGGGAATCATTTACATAATAGATGTTCTCTGACTTATTATGCTCTTTCTCATTGTATAGATTGTTTTTCTTCAGAAACCCAAAGAAGTCACGCATCGCACCCTTTCTCAGGTGAGGCATCGTTTCTGATACTATTGAAAAGATAATGGGTGTCTTGCTTTCTCCTGCCAGTGTATATGCAATCTGATTCAATGAATAAGTCTTGGTCGACCTGGTACCGCCTTCATTAAATACATATCTGGTTTCTGCTTCCAGATTCTTGAAGTAAACGTCTGAAGTTTTAATTGCCAGTTCCATTACGAGTGAATGTGATGTTTATCTTATCATCGTCACTTGTAATATCACTCCTCTCTTTCAAACCTAAGGAGCGTGCAATTATATTTGCATTATAGATACCAACTATTGCCCCTTCAAATTTTTGATTGTAGATAATTGCCTCTATTTTATATATGATATATAAAAAATCTTCGCTCGCTGTCTTCTTAAAATTATCAATCCAATGTTCTGAAGCATCTATATAAATACAAAAACCTTTCATGGTGAAAGGCCTGTTAAATTTTATAATATTTACGTTCTTAGTTCCTTTATTATCCTCGGCTTCAATGGGATGATCTTCACACCATTGAAAATATTCAGTTGCAGCTTGCCAAAGAAGTTCAGGAGTTGCAAATAATTTATCTCTTCCATTCTTAGACCTAAGTTTCCAGAATTGGTTCCCCGTTGGAGCTGACATATTACGCTACTTTATATTTCTTAACTTCCTAAGAAAAGACAAAGGTAATATATTTTTTATATTTTATTCTGATCTTTGTCTTTTTCTTTTAATTCGAGATCATCGTATAGTTCATTCAATCTCTGAATATCCCATTCATACCTCTCAATAACCTTGATAGTGTTTATAATGAATGAACCCTTATCAGCTACTTCTTCTATTGTTAAACCGAGTAACAACCTCCTGCCCATAAAACTTTTAATTTTCATCATTTTATTTTTTAATTTCTTCGAAACTAATCACATTTCTTATTATGAACTTCTGTCTGCAATCCTCATCACTGTCCATCCAGACAATATAATCACTGCCGTTGCTGATATGTATCTCTTTCACGTATCCATAGAGAATTATCCCTTCACCTATCTTATTGCGAGCTGTCAGTCTGCCGAGCCTGTTTAATGGGAGGTCTGTGAGATTCATAATTAACATAAATTATCTAAATATCTTACAACCATTGCACCTATTTGAATGAGTTCCTTAGTGATGTTTTTATTACCCTTCAATTCTTTACTTTTTTTAATTTCATCCCAAAGTTCATCCAACTCTTCTTTTATAACAGCATAAGCCTCATGGTTACTATGTAGACTGGGATATAAATCAGAAGCCCTCATAAATTCCATTTCAATTTGTTGTAATGCTTTGTCATATTTCATAATGATAATTTTAGTTGAGATTCTGGATAAAAATAAAGATTCAAATTGCAACAATCGTCTTTATTGAAATTTACATAATCTCTGAAATATTCGTAGTGATCTTTAACATATTCTCCGACTGATACCTGTTCAAATCCTTTGATCTTTTTAACTAATTCAATTTTATGATATAATTCTAAATGTTCAAATCCACCAAACTTTAAAGAGTAGTCGTCATAATTAATATTGAACCACTTTCTAACATTATAATTAACCTTTAAAAACTCAATAAGTATTTTATTACATTTGATTTTGTTTAGTATTTTAAAATCAATATTTTGAATTATAAATGGACTTAATCTAATAGAAACATCAAAACCTGATTCCTGTAATTTTTCAACCGCTTCGATTCTCCTTTTTGGTGCAGGCGCTTTCTCATACTCATTTGATGATGTTGAAGTAATTGTAATCTGAAAATGAGCAAGTTTTTCATTATATATTTTCAAGTATTCTTCATTTGCAACCATGTCGGATTTAGTAACTATCAGATAATTAATTTTGAAGAAGTTTAGCAATTGAATTGTTTTATATGTTATTCTTTTCGTATTTTCAATAGGCTGAAAGCAGTCTGTCATTCCACCAATTCTGACAACATCATTTGTTGTTAATTTTCTAACTTCATCTCTAATTGTCTGTAATCTTGCTTCAGCAGGCTCTGTTGTATTCCAAAAACCCCGGAAACTCAAAAGACTTTTAGCATAACAATAATGACAGTCATGCTGACAGCCACAACCATAAGTATCTAACCGCTTGGTATATTTACACCAAGTGTTTATTTTTCGATCTAATTGCTTATATGGTGAATTGAATATCATAATCTGCCTATCGGAAGATAAAGTTCTTTTATCTTTGACATATCCCCCTTATAAAATACCAAAATCTTTTGTTCCCGCTTTGGGAACTTGCGATAATTAAGTGTAATTTTAGCTTGTGCCAGCCGTGTAAATTCGCATTCCAGATAAACTATTTTATTGTAAATATATAACCCCTGTTCTTTAAAAAATAGTTCATGTTCAGCTTCACATCCATAAAATGCTCCATTCTTATCTCTACTATCCCCTGTCATTATAATGAAGAAACAGTTATCATTTAATACTTCAATAGATTTTTTATAACCCTCAAATAATGTGTCCCTAAACTGTTCGTATGTTGAAATTGAATTAAGTTCACCTTCAGGGATTATACCGTTGTAATCAACATATTTTTCTACTCTGTAATAAGGAGGGCAAGCAAAACACAAATCAAACATCCCTTCAGGTTTATATATCGAACTGTCACTTTTTATCCATGTTGCACTATTTAATTCCTGACAGATTTGATTATTAGCATCACATTGATTTTGTCTTATTTCACTTGCTACATATTCATATCCATAACTCCCGGCAATAAATCCAAACTGAACCCCACCTCCAAATGGATTATAAACCCGCTTACCCTCTGTTGGCATAAAGAATCTTAGGATAACTTCACAAGCAACAGGGTCTAAAACCGAGGCATTGCCATTAAAAGACTTTCCTTTATTATGTACTACCTCCCCATTCTCAACTGTTTTTGAAGATAATATAATATTTGACATTCCATTTTCACCCTGCCAACAACCATCACGAGAAGCAAATTTAGGATTTAGAACATTATGTTTTTTACCAGCCTCTTCAATTTTATCATTCCATTCCTTTTTCATTTTTAACCAGTCAGCCCGTGTTGTTGTCCAGGCATTTGTCATTGTCGCATGAGCCAATCTTTTCATTCTAACCTGATCCAATGTCCCATAAACCATATAAGCATATCCACTTAGTTCTAAATAGGTTTTAAATCCAATATTCTCAAATACACTTGGACATTCTAAATCATGTTTTGTACTTACAGTCATTATCATTGGATAGCCATAAGTATTTTGATTTATAATTTCTTGTACCATACGACTGTAAATAGCTTTGTCTTTTTTATTTAAATCCATTGCAGATTGTAAAAGACAAAATTCTTTAGCATCATGATTAACCTGGAACGTAAAAAAACCACTAAATTCATCATTCAACTTCAAAATTATAGCAGAATGAATTTGCATATTTTTACGAGCTGCTCGATATGCAACACCATCTAATATTGCTAATTTTGCAACATCATCTTCAAATCCTGATCCTATAACACTCTCAACATGGATAAATTCAACTTTATCCTCAAATAGTTTTGTCTGTAATATCATTTCACCATCTTATATTGTGCGACACGTTTAACGCCGTCATAAACAGCCGGGGAAGTGATCTCGATCATCTCACATTCGATATTCATACCGGCATCTTTAAGGTCATATATCCTGGCTCCAAGTCTGAAGCACCCGAACATATAAAGCGCATCCAGCGGAGTGAGTTTCTTCCCACTCTCAAGATAAGCCCTGATCTGTTTGTTTTGTGATTCCATTTGGTTTATAGTTTAAAATATTCAAGTGTTGGCGTCTGCCCTTTACCTATCATCTCTGCCACCTCTTTCAGTGGAACGTTATCCCAGTCACATTCCTCTACATGGTCTATCTTCCAGCACATAGC